TGAATATGATGGCAACTACCAACACTTCTGCAACTGCACCAAGCCAAGTTGGTAATGATTTAATAAAAGCCATCAATGTTTCTAACATGTTCATTTTTCCTTATGCACCAACTGGTACTACTGTTACGATTGCGCTTGGTATCGCAGGTCTTGTATATGGTGTAGTGATATTTGCAAACGCTTCTAATGATATGTTAGCACTACTTGCCGCATATCTGATCTGATAATAATCGTTTGCACTACAAGTATCGATAAAGTTTAGTGCGGCAACATTCTTACCATTATTCTTGATCACAGTATAACTTGTTGCGCTATCTGCGATATCAGTACCATTCTTAGCGAACCAAACATCGAATTCATGCTCGCTTGCGTTATCGCTGTTAGTCAATTGCAGACTAAATTGGAAGTTGTAAGTTCCTGCTCTTGCTATGGTAATCTGATTATTGCTTGTTATGCTGATACCATTTGCTGAACTAGTAGTTGGCAAGTCTAAGTTGGCAACTGTGTTTGCTGTGATAGCGATATCGTTACCATTCAAGAAACTACCATATGTGCGCAAATACTCTATGCGATTGTTGGTATTGATATAACCATTACCATAAATCGTAGCGTTTGGACTATATGTGCCAGTATCTAATGTGAATACTGATTGCTGTGCTAGATTGATTATCTTGCTATTGGCACCGCGTACATCATTGATCAATCGACCACTATAAGTACCTGCTTGATCTGTGTCTTGTATCTCGACTCTTAGATCAGCGACTTTACTGAAAGTATTGCCGCTATCGATGTATGCCACACATGGCATGTGCATCACATAGTCGCCATTCGCTACTGGTAATGCATTGCCCACATTACCACGCAATCTATAGAAACTCAATTGTGCAGTCTGCACATTACTATTATTGTATGCTACGCTATACAATGCTTGTGGTAACACGCTTGTAGTGATGTCTTTTTGTACTTGATATGTCTGACTTGTTTGTATACCACTATTGCTCATTTGTGCTATAGTGTTATTGTTTTGATCAGTAAAGAATATCTCATTACCAAAGAAGAACATCTTGACATTAGAATTTGCTTTGCTAAAGATATTGGTGACTGTCAATCCATTAGCATTACCTTCATTGAAACTGATATTACCATTAGCATTTAAGACGACATTACCATTACCTATATTTGCGCTATTAGCAAATACAGTCTTAGTGAAGTTGACATTACCGTTCGCAAAGAAACTTTGTGTATAAGTTGTCGTGTTGTCGCAAGTTATGAACTCAAGACCTACAGGTTGTGCCGCTGTATTTGCGACATAACTGCTATCTACTCTTGCAGTTACTTTAGCCCAACGATTACCCGTCGGTACACCACCGTTCGCTTGCGCACCACGCCATTCTATGTTACCTAGGTAATCGTTTGGTTCTGAACTTAATCTAGTAGCACCATTACCACGACGGCGTGTGGTACGCATCCATATAGAATCTGCCGCGTTAGTAGGGTTACCATAACTTACTGCGGCAAATTGTGGCATATTGTTTGGTGCTTGTAAGTTAAAACTTAATGTTGCTGGAGTAGCAACGAAACTTGTGAATGTAGCAGTATTTCCATTCGCTAGATCACTAGTAGGTGCTGCCATAGACCATGCATATGTCAATCCATCATATGCTTTATTGTTAGCATTTGCAGGATTGCCGCCGCGACTTAAATTTACAAATCCTGCTAGTTGATAATTGCCACCTACATTGACATAATATTCTGATATGTTTGCATTTAAGGTATTAGGATTAGTGAGATTAATCAATGATGCCTGGCTAAGCGTATTAGTAGTTAAAGGAGCAACACCTTGATCAAATGTAGTTATTACTGATCCTACTACTCTATTAGCAGGTTGTACAGTTAATGTTATACCATTACCATTATATGACCAATTGGCAGTATTTGCCACATTGCTCTTGATGTTGAATGTATAAGTGTTTGCAACACCATTGATCGATACTGTATTGCTAGTGTTATTGAATGTGAATGCATTGCTACCTTCAATCTTGCCTGCATTACTGTATAACACTTGAGTGTTGCTTGCTACATTATTGACATTGCCGCTTTCAACATTGCCTGCGTATGCGGCATAGTTTGCGTTTGCGACTGTGCCTGTGATATTGGCAGCAGTTATGTTACTGATATTGCCACCTTCGCCGATCAATGTGACACCACTGATCACATTGGCATTGCTTATGCTAAATCCATTTGCATCTAAGTTCGCAAGCAATGTGCCGCTAAATGACCCTGTTGCACCCGTCGCTCCTGTGTCACCAGTCGCTCCTTGTATACCAGTAGCGCCAATTGGTCCAGTCGCACCAGTTAAGCCAGTTGCTCCCGTTAGTCCTGTTGCGCCTGTAAGACCAGTAGCACCTACTTCTCCAGTAGCACCCGTGAGTCCAGTGGCTCCAACATCACCTGTCGCACCTTGAGGTCCCGTACTACCTGTTAATCCTGTAGCACCAGTTAATCCAGTAGCACCAGTAAGACCTGTAGCACCTGTTTCTCCAGTCGCCCCAGTAAGTCCAGTCGCCCCAGTAAGTCCAGTCGCCCCTGTTAGTCCTGTTGCTCCTGTCTCTCCTGTAGCACCTGTCAATCCAGTACTGCCTGTTAACCCTGTCGCACCTATAGGTCCTTGTATACCTGTTGCGCCTGTCTCTCCTGTGGCTCCGGTAGAACCTGTGAGTCCAGTTGCCCCAATTGGGCCAGTCGCCCCTGTTATGCCTGTTGCTCCTGTCTCACCAGTGGCACCAGTTAATCCAGTTGCACCAGTAAGTCCTGTAGCACCTATTTCTCCAGTTGCTCCGGTTAATCCAGTAGCACCAGTTAGACCAGTTGCGCCAGTAAGTCCAGTTGCTCCTGTTAACCCTGTAGCACCTACTTCTCCTGTAGCACCAGTAAGACCCGTTGCGCCAGTTAGACCTGTAGCACCTGTGAGTCCTGTTGCTCCTGTTAGCCCAGTTGCTCCTATAGGACCTGTAGTACCTTGTATACCTGTCGCACCTGTAGCGCCAGTAAAGCCAGTCGCACCAGTGGGTCCTTGTGGGACAATCGCACGATCTACTTGAACTACTACATTTGGTGTAGGTTCTATGTTTACTTGTACGACGCCTGAGCCATTAACACTTACTTGATTTGCCATGTCAATGTCTCCTTAATTATATACGCCGTCTGACGCTACCAAGAATAACAAGAATATGCTCTCGTCATATGCAGGGGTAGTGCCACTCGCGGGAAAACTGATCTTGATCCTGCCTGTGAAACATGCTGGGTCACTAGCATTGATACCAAGATCGGGGTCACCAGGTAATCCTGAGTATGTGACTTGCAAACTATCACGGCCTATTGTAGCCCATGTTTCTTCATCGATGACTAGTGTGAATGTGCCAGCACTATTCACTCTGTTAGTGATACTCAATGATATGGGTAATGCTTCTATGCGATTCATCGTCATAGAACCAGTGGCTGTAGATAATGCAAAAACAGTACCTGGTGTATAAGTTGGTGCTGCCCCGCGAGTGTCGCTAATAGTAAAAGTAGTGCTAGTAATAACTTCTTTGACATAGTATGTTGTGTTGATCGCTACGCCACCAAATACTGTGCCGCGAAATTGTACGGGCATACCTACGAATAGTTCTGCTGTACTACTACAAGTCAATATATTTGTACCTGTAGTTGTAGCAGTTATGTCTGTGATCTTGCTGACTAATGGATAGTCTGATATAGTGAAATCATATCCACTGCGACTGTCACGGAAGTTTGTGATGGCTCTGCGAATGATTGTCGCATCAATCGTTGCACCTGTTAAGTTGATTGGCGTAGTGCCTGTCTGCCAACCACTTGGGTAACTTGTGATGTTACTCCATGCTAAGTTCCAGAAGTCTTTCTGGTTATAGACAAGTTCTTGTGCTAGTACTTGTCCATCGAATCCGCCCACTTGATTGAGCGTGTTTTGACTGAATTTTGCCATCTCTGCTTCCTCGCATTAGTGACGCAACACTACTACCTCGCAATGTTGCGTGTTATATCTTATTTATTATGGTACATAAACTACGATCTCACCTGTAGTACTATTATAGTATAAAGCATTTAATCCTGCTATGCTATTGACTGTACGAATTGGTTTTATGAATAATGAATTGGCTGTATTTGAAGTTATCAATGATCCAGTAGCATTAATTATAATTGTATTCTGTGCATTAGCAGAACTATTACTACCTATTGATATAGTATTAGATGAATTTCCAGTAGAATTAGACCCTATAATAATGCATGGACCTGATACACTATTGTCATCGGAATATGCTCCTAAAACAACACTACGGTTACTAGAAGAAGCAAATACTCCTATTGCGATTGCATTCGATCCCGCGGCTGCGCCATCACCAAGACTTATAGCATTATTGGATGATGATGCTTGTGCACCAATTGCAATAGACTCTTGACTAGCATTTGCTAAATATCCTATTGCCGTACCCTCTGAACCGGCTCGGCTCGAATTACCTATTGCGACACCCCTTATTATAGCATTTGCGTTGCTACCTATTGCAACAGCATTACTATTTGCAAAAGAATTTGTACCTAAACGAATAGTAGTATTGTTTAAAATTAAATCAGTTAGATTACCAACACTTGTGATGTTTGGTTGAGCGGCAGTATAAACTGTACCTGCGATTAGTGCATTCGCTACTTGTCCAGTGATATTACCACCTGCGATTGCTGATAAACCACTACCGTTACCTGTAAATCTACCTGTATTTGCTGTGATATTGGCAGCAGTAATATTTCCATTCACTCCTAAACCTGTCAATGTACCGACTGAAGTGATGTTAGGTTGTGCTGCCGTATAAACTGTGCCGGCGACAAGTGCGTTTGCTACTTGACCACTTACATTAGCACCTGCTACACTATTTGCGCTACCTGCGCTTACTGCATAAGTTGCGTTTGCTACTGTGCCTGTGACATTCGCGCCTGTCAAGTCAGTCAATCCACTACCATTACCAGTATATGAACCTGTAGTTAGATTCATGCCGCTGGTGCTAACAGTCACGATATTGGCTGTACCATTTACAGACATACCGATATTGCCTGCGTTTGCAAAAATGCTTATATTACTAGTGCCGCGCGCGAGGTTACTTACTATGTTGACTGCGGTAAGATTACCAGTAAAACCACCTGTGTTACCTTGAATATTAAATGCTCTTATTATACCACTATTTGCATACACATTTGATGCAGTAATATTTCCTGCAACATTCATACCAGTATTTGCAATAACTACAACATTAGAAACGCCAGCAATACTAAAAGTAGCATTGCCATTTGAAGTATATAATCCTAAATTACTATTACCATTAGATAAAAATTGACCTGCGGTTACATTGCTTAATAAACTACCATCGCCTATTATAAAACTACCGGTAATATTACCTACTGCTGTAATAGCACCTGGGGCATTTAATAAATCAGTAGTTCTATTAAATGTAAATCCTGCTTTACCACCAAAACTACCACCATCATTGAATTGTATCTGTGTGTTAGCACCACCTGGCACACCATTACCTGAGACATTGCCACCTGCGGCCCATGTCAAGTTTCCTGTACCATCTGTCTGCAAGAAATAACCATTAATACCACCTGTGATGGTAAGATTGCTTGCATTACCAAGATTTGCTCTAGTAACAACTATGCCTGTGCTTGTGGCAACTAATATGTTAGCATTACCATTGACGCCTATGCTTACATTACCATTTGCGCCATTGACTCTTACATTGCTAGTACCATTGCTTATTTGTGTACCATCACCTATACCTGTCAATTGGCTACCATTACCTAAGAAGTAATTGGCTGTGACATTTCCTGTGACTGTTAGATTGCTTAGATTACCTACACTAGTTATATTTGGTTGTGCGTTAGTCAATACTGTGCCAGCGAAATTAGCATAGTTTGCATTTGCAATGTCAGCAAAACTCAATCCGCCCGCGCCATCAGTCTGCAAGAATTGGTTGAGATTACCACCTGTGATCGTGACATTTCCTACTGCACCTAGATTTGTATCGTTAGTTACTGTTAGGTTTGCGGCAGTAGTAGTCTGTGTACCGCTATTGTATGTCAACCCATTAGCGCCTGCTAACACACCACCATTGTTATATTGAAACTCTGTGGTATTACCTTGCGCACATGCATAACCACCTGTGAACACATTGAGTTGTGTCGTGTTAGGTGTTATGGTAAGATTAAGATCGGTTTGATCAATGATTATCTCAGCCATATTATTGATACCTTACTATAAAGCCTAATGGCTCTCTATTGACATCTGCTAAACTCGCATTTGCTGTACTTTGTTTACTCACAGTCAATGTCACTATGACTAATGTACTATTAGCCGCGTTATTTGCTAAATTTATAGTTGGTGTACCATTACCAGTATTAGTGATATCATAACCAACATATAGATATGCTGTACCGATATTAGCATTAGTCCAATTGGTTACCAATGTATACGCATTAGGTGCAGGTTGAGTATCTAATGTTAGATTTCCTAATATAACTTCTGTATCATTGACATAAGTTACATTATCAACTTCATAAAATTTTGCACTTGCAGTTAATGACCAAGCATTTGGTACTAGTGCATTGGCTGCATTACCATTTGCGTCAGTAAACGATATGGGAAAAGTATAACTTTCTCCGGTATAAATTTCCAGGCATTGCATCTCTGTGCCTGCTATTGTCATCGTTTTCGCGCCGTTTAGTAGTAAACTCAGATTCTTGTTTCCTATATATATTTATTATTTCTTTATGGTTGTCTCACTATGAATGAACAAGATTGTATTGTTGCTCTACTGTTAGCACCAATATTTCTAATTGCATATCCATATGCGTCTTGACCACCAAGATATGAAATAGCATCTTGTTTATTCACAGTTACCGGTGTATTTGCTGGACATTCTACAGTATCCATTAAACTAGTAAATCCAAACAAATATGTGTTACCGCTATTAGTATAAATCGGTAGAACTTGTATACTAGTATTTGCATTAGCGGCTACCTGCATATCTAATTCTAATTGTACTGGACGACCTGATGTTAATGTAGGATTCGCATTTGCTGTTTGCAATGCTGTAAAAATATACCAATTATCAGTACCATCAGGCATATTTAAAACTGATGCATTCCATGGATAATATTGACTAGTACTATTTGCTAAGTATCCATTGGCAGTAGTTGATGTACCTTGAAAATATGGATATATGTAGTTTGCGCCTGGATCTGTACCATCAAGATACACAGGAATGTTATATGATGGTGCAGTCGTTAAATCTACAGGAGGTACCGTAACTGCATTACCTATATCTGATATTCTAAATATAGTAGTCATTCTAGGCTCAAATGCATTCACAGTTACATTTCCTAAACCACTAGTAGGAGATATTGTAATAAATGTACCTGCTGTTATTTTACTTACGCCTATTCCGCCACCACCTGCGATTGCACTAGCAGGAATGCTGTTTGGTCTATAACTAGTACCTGGCAATCCACCTCTTGTAGTGTCAGGATTATAGGGCTGTATGCTTGCGCCGCCCCATGTATATGATGCACTACCATCACTATAACGCCCTGCTGTGTCATTTCTAGCAGTAGCACTCCAATAGTATGTGTTGGCTGCTAGATCGTTGACAGTTATAGATATCGTGTTGAAATATGCATTTGCGCTGTCACTATTTGTGAATGGTATGCCACCTGCGCTTTGTATGGTGCGATATAATTGATGCGTCTGCACATTACTATCAGTACCATAGTTGAAATCCATGTACAATACTGTACCTTCATCAGGTACGCATGTCTCAACTTGGAAAGCATCGATGACTGGTGTAGCGATATCGTCTAATGTTGTCACTAATGGAGCACATGGTTTGCTGATCACATTAGGATCAGTCAAGCCTGTATTGTCAGCAGGTACAAAATCTGTGATAGCATTATCAGCATAGACTGTATTATTATATTCAAACGCTTCTATGCTTGCTACCAAACTACCATCTTCTAATGTCTGTTCGCTTACATTGCTGACACGGAACAATTTGTATGGATTCGAAGGATTCGTGCTGATAGGTCCCCAACCATAATCAGGTTGACCTACGCGAATGACATCACCTGCTTCTATCTGTATACCTGAGTAATCTAAATCACAACTGATGACTAAATCCTCACGACTTTGTAACAATCGTCTTGCGGCTAGATACTTTGCTTGTACTGCGCTATTGACTAATGGCAGACTGATGTTCAATCTATTGACTGCTTCATTTGGACTCAATATGTCATCAAAGTTTTGATTGCTCCAATTTGCAGGATTTGTCAAATCGATAACTTGATAATCTGTTTGATCTTTGATATTGTTGTTTGGATATGCGACTTCTACTTGGTTATATGTCTCATTTAAATCTACAGGATTGATCTGTACGCCACCGACGAGATTATTGCTATCAACTAAGAATAGATTTGATTCTGCACCACTGTAAGGTGCGTTCATGATCACGCGCCATTTACCTGTCGCTTCGCTATATTGCAACCAACTATCGCAACTATCGACCATGGTCTGCAAGTTGTTCAAACATGTTTGCGCTGTGTTTACTGCACCATTGATGCGATATCTATAGGGTTGTATCTGTGGATTGCCATTAACATCGATATAACTAACTTGTTGATTGCTATATGCGTCTAATGTAGTTAAACTACCTGTATCGATCTGTGATAATGGTATATTGCATCCATATCTATCATTAGTCAGATAATCTAATATCACAGCACCAGGTCTTGCGCCAAATGCCGCGCCCATATTGTTAGTCAATTTAACATTCAATGCAGGTTGACCTGTAGTACCTGCGTCAGGATTGTACTCTACACGCACGATTGCAAACGCTGTGTTGTTCATCGTTGGGCTCTGTCCACCTGTAGTGTAAACTGATCCATTCCAACGCAACTCACTTGGGAAAATGCCTCCACCAGTACTTGCATCACTCAATATTTGTATAGCAGTTTGTCCACCTGTGTTAACGCCTGAACTTGAACCATTAGTAAACAACCAGATATATATCTTACCACTCATGCGAGTATCAAGTTGTGCAGTACCTAGACCACTGTTGTTTGTGATCAAGCCAGTAACAACACCATTGTTACCAAACTGTACTAGTCTACCATCAAGATATATTCCATTTGCTAGATCATAACTATAATTACCTGTATCAGTTACTTCGGCTAATGATATGCAATACCACATGTATTTTTGATCTTGACTGATCTTAGCATCTGTTGTTGCACCAAATACCCATGCTGATCCATATACTACAGGTAATTTATTATCTGTGCTTGGATTTAATGGTACACGACCACCACCATCGCCACCTGCAGGGGCATCTGCTCCACGCTTTGCTAATAATTTGCTAGCACCTATGCTGATAGCCGCGCCTAATAATGCTTTACCTATGAATGCTCCTGCGCCTGGTATGAACACAGCGGCAGCGACAGCGGCGACTACGCCTATGACTTTCTTAAGTGTTTTACCTATTTTCTTGAAAAAACTCATAATTAATCTCTTTGTATGCCTCGAGGTCCTATCGCGCCACCACCGCTGCCCGCGGCTGCGCTAGTACCTGCAGTAGGTATAGTTTGTCTTGTCTTAGGATCTACGCCAAAGTCAAAATTAAATCCTGCCAGACTGCTTATGTTATTCATGCTACTATCTGTGCTGTCAAAGAACTGCCAACTTTCCTTGTTTGTTTTTCTTCCTGCAATTCTGTTTTCTAACACAGACTTATAACTGCTACAATCAAAAGTGATAGTGTAATTATCAAGTCTTTCTTCACGCTCTTCGCTGACACCATAATTGGTCACGATGCCTGTGAATCTAAGATAAGCATTGCTCAATACCATGTTATTGTTATAGAATCCACGATATATTTTTACTAAACCACCGCGTATCTGACCCTGGCTTTCTAATACTTCATAGATGTTGTTACCACTCACACCACTGATAGCGATGCTAGTATCTCCGCTAGTGACACGGATGCTACGCTGTTGCACGCCTACACTTAACAATCCACCTAATGGTGTATAGACATTACCTGCTATAGTTTCATTAGTATATGCGCTACTGAATGTCAAAAATTCAATCTCATCTGCTGTACCTGTAGTACTTGCAACATTTGCATTTGCTGTGAATATTGTTCCACTAACATTGCTTGTCGCACCTAATGTAGTCCATGCTGTATTACCGCTAGTCTTGATCATATATTCTTGACCAACAATCAAATTACCTGCATCTACTGGCAAGTAATTATTGTATATCACCAATTGCACAAATTCTGCACTAGTGACATTTGCTTTATTATTGGCAACTGCTGGAATACTAGTCGTCATGCTGTACCTACATATTCATAAAGTTGAAAGTCGCTACTGAATTCTATCAATGCGTTGTTGACTACCGTGCCATTAGGACGAACATACGCGCCAGGCACTAGTGTATATGTAGGCATGTTTGGACAGAACATGTTCCACTCACATGCATTGCCTACTGTTATTCCTAATCCTACGACATTGACAGTCAATATGTTTGGTCTGTTCGTTGTCACAGTTATCGTGCTACCACTACCTCTAGTAACTCTTGTAGTGCTAGTGAATGGGTATGGATAGTTACCTAATTGTATCAAATCGTTTGGTTCAAAAATGACTGTGGTGCTAGGTACGATTGGTAGATTAGTCAAAACTAATTGATTACCAACAAAACTTTGCACAGCAATTTGATTGCGTTGTTGCAAACTCAATTGACCTTGATATCTAAATATCCAACTCAAGCAATCATTATCGCTGAATGTCACGATCTCTGGACTGACGACATCCATAGTATCTAATGCTTCTAATAGATCACGATTCTGATAATATTGTAAACTAGCAGGCATCTTTAATGTGAAACGCCATGGATTCTTAGTTGGCGTGAGACTGACTCTTGGTATCTCGTTTCTTGTAAACTGTATGCCAGCGACCTTTCTACGATCTATGCTGATCGCATTACATTTGTTTAAGATTGTTTGTAATCCTGCCATGACTTTTTCCTATTATGCTGCCGCGCCATATGGCAATTCTTTTCTTGCCTGATTTGTAGCACCGAACAATGCTTTTCTATTCTCATAGAACAATGTCGCTACAGATTTAGCATCTACAGCATTGATGTTATTATTGTAGTTATAGTTGTTTACTACAGGTTGTTGTTGCATTGGTTGTGAAGACATCATGTCACCTAATTTATTGTTAGGTATGACTGTGCCTGCTTGCTTAGGTATAAACAACTCAGGGCCTTTCTCACCAACGATGCTAGGTTGACCTACTGGTGGACTACCACCTTCAGCGAATCCTGGTAATGGTATGCCTAGGCTACCCATGAATCCTGATATAGAACGGAAGATCAATGCTTTTGCTATCATCTTGGCAAGATCAGCAACAATGCTTCTAGCGAAATCGCTAAACTTAAATTTACCTGTATTGACGAATGTATCGATAGCATTATTGATGCTACCCCATGTATCTTGTACGGCTTTCTGTGCCATATTGATAGGTTTAAATTGTTCAGCGATCTGTTCTAATCCTTTGACTACGCCTGCACTATAACTTTCTTCAAGCGCGGCTTTTTCTTCAATCTCGCGGCGTTTTTCATTGATTGCAAAATCTGTAGCCTGTTTTGCGGCATCTAATTGATTTTGTAATTCTTTTTTCCTGATAGTATCTTTTTCGCCTGCTATCTGTTCTTCTAATTGTTTTTGTCTGCTCAAGCCTTCTTCTCTAATTCTATTGAGAGCATTTAGATTATTGGCTTCTTGTTGCGTCATCTCGCCAGCGATGACTTTGCGCATGTTTTCTGCTTCTGCGCTTGCTATACTTTGTTGAGTTTGCTGTTGTATCAAAGTCAACTGTTTTTGCATCTCAACTGCTGATTGTCTTTCAGCCAAAGTTCTTTCAATGGCTATTTTTTTCAATTCAGCCATTGAGACTAATTGTTCGTCTGCAAGTTGTTGTTGTTTTTCTAATTCTACTATTTGCGCTTGATTTTTACCGCTAGTATCTGCTTTTAGCGCGGCTATTTGTTTTTCATATGACGCAGTATTTTTGGCTCTATCTTGTTCTAGTTGAGCATCTACCTTTTTGATGTCAGCGAGTTCTTGACTCATGCCGATAGTGCCATTAATGGTACGCTCATATTCTAATGCGGCAGCATTCTGCTTGCGCATTTCTTCTGTTGTTGCTTGCGCGGCAAGTAATGCTTTCTCTGCAGGTGTTTTACCTACTTCTCTTTGTGCTTTGTTTGATCCAGTAGCAGATGTAGCAGGTGCACCGGTTGCAGAGCCATCTAGTTTATCCTGTGCATCGACTGCACCTTCCATCGCTTTGCCTAATGCTAGATAGGCTGCTGTTGCGCCTCCTATAGCGGCAATGACAGTCGCGGCACCAACTACAGGTATCAATCCAGTCAATAATGTTTGTGCTACAGCGGCGGCTTTTATGGCTAATGCTAATGTTCTTATAGCCTGCACGGTTTTTGTGATAGCAATTACTGTACTTGCGGCAAATGCTCCTGCAACTAATGCACCTAATACTTGCATTGCTTTTCTAGCATCTTCAGCACTAAATTCAAATTTTGCTAACTCTTCTAATATTGGTGCTATCGCTTCTAATGCAGCCAATTGTAGATTTCTAAATGCACTTTCCATCTGACCAACAGCATCAGCCGCTAATCTTAGATTGCGCTCTACATTTGGATCTACTGCTTGATTAAGACCGTCTGCTAATTTTTTAAAGTCAATGCCGGCTGCTGATTTACCAAATATCTGCATAGCGATATCAGTCTTAGCAAAGCCATCTTTCATGCCTGCTAAACCATCAACTACGCGCTTGAATAATTGCTCGTCGGTAAGATTTTCTAATTCACCACGGCTTAGACCTAATTTAGTTAAAGCATCGATAGTTTGTTCGCTACCTTTTTCGACATCTCCCAAACTTCTGCTGAATGCCATGAGCATTCTGCCGCTATCGTCGAATTGGCCACCACTTGCTTCTAATGCGGCACTTAATTGATATAATTGACTGACGCTTATACCTGTAGCATCAGCAAGATCAACAAGACTATCAGCCATGCGTATCGCACTAGTGGCTAACGCTGTGAATGCCGCTACACCTGCAGCCGCAGTTCTATTCAAAGTAGTTTGTAAAGTATCTAAACGACTAGTAAGTTGTTCTACTTGTTGCTGACCATCAACTTCTACTTTTATTTTATAATTGTCTATGGTAGCCATTATATTCTAATTCCTAATGTATTGTACACATAGTCACGAACTTCTTTGATAGTAGGTTCAGTCATACCTTTTGGTGCTTGTGTTGACCAACCCTCTTCTAATCGTTGTGCATATGGGTAATTTGCTTGCACTTCGTTACCACGCAATACAGTCTTGCGTCTTGCGTTACCAGGTTTATAATTCTTAGGTGCTTTGCGTGACTTCCAACGGTTAGGATCACCTATAGGAGTATTACCTTTAAAGGCATCAAAGGCAACTTTGCTGATATTCTTCTCATCAAGTGTCTTTAATACCTTATTAAGGCGATTCACGCAGTTGCTACTCATTGTTTATTTTTACCTTTGTTCAATATAGCCTGCAATTGATCTTGGCTAATTTTATAAGCATTAGGATCTGGTGCAGTACCTTTTGCTTTTACTTTTGCTGATTGATAAGTATCGTAGGCAGCAAGGACATCTGTGATCATGAAGTCGTATGTGGTAGCATGCCATACTTCTCAGCCATACGACCTATCGTGATCATTTTTGCGCTTCCCCAACTATTTGGGTCGATGCCTTGCTCTGTGGTTTTCCCAAGATTTCTCCAATCTTGTTGATCGCCGCGGCAGCGATATCGATGGGTAGATCCTCATCATCTGCAAGTACTTGCTTGCCATCCTTATCTAAGATCATGGCTTTCATCATCTTATCAAGGTTGCTAAATTCGTTGTTGCTTCGTGCATTGAAGAAGTCAAAATATGTTGACATGCGCACGATGTTGTATGTATAGAATGTGATAGGTTCACCATAACGCTCGACAAGTTCTTTGCCGTCGAGTATGACTTCTACTAATTCTGGTTTGCTTGCGTAATCTTTGATATTCACTTGTTATCTCCTTTATGAATTGTTATAATGTATTTATTAATTACCAGCGTACTTGTCATAGTGTTCTTCTAGTAATTGATTGAGCAATGCAAGACGAAAGGCTTGTTTCGCTTTCATCTGTCTGATAGTTTGTTCCATGTTGATCAACATTGGAAGTAATTTTGCCTCATCGGCGATTAGACTTCTTAATTTTTCTTCCTCAGTCTTTAGGAAGGTATTGTTATTAGTATTCATTTGTTCATCCATATAGAAAAAGAGAGCAGATCGCTCTGCCCTCTTTCTTTGGTCATTATACGACCTTAGGACCAGATCCCATATCGCCTGATACCGCGATAGTTAGCGGTGATACCCATACTGGGCTATCAGGTGATACTGTTGGTGCTACAGAACTCAAATAACCTACACCATGATAGATGAAAGTATTTGCTGGCGCTGCGTTACCAATATTTGCGCTGTTGTTCAACTGCAATCTGAATGCGACTTCAATACGATTCTGGCTCAAGCCAGAAACACCTTGGTATGATGCTGAAGTGTTTGCTGATGCGTTAGCACCAAAGAATCCTTCGTCATCTACTACGATGTTAGTACTGATTTCGTTGTCACTAGGTGTAGTAACCTTGTTGATACTTGCTGAACAGAAGTCTGTCCAACTGAAGATGCCAGTACTATTTGTGATAGTAACATCTTGCAAGCAAGTAACATTTAACAAAGTTGTATTGGCTGCGTTACCAGAAACATATGTTCCAGCAACAAAACCATTACCACCTAAGCCAACATTAGAGTTCGCAACATCAGTTGACAGTATAAGCGCAGGGAAACTACCTGTCTCGTTTACTGTAATGTATGCCATTTTATTGTCTCCTTAAGTTAGTGGCGTCAATCATTAAAATTCAAGCGTTTTAAATTGAAAGTATAGGTTCGTTTTTCACTACGATTACCGATAACGATGTCTTGAGTAAATGTAACTTCATAATATCCATTAAAGAAGGCTGCATCAGCACTCATGTTTTGTATGCGTTCTTCAATGAAAATCCATTTAGGATCATCTTGAATACTGACGAACAAAACACTAAACTGATCAGTCATCGTATAAATGCTACCGCATCTAGTGACGCCTAATTGATTTACTTCTCTACTGATTGTAGAGACATCATCAACATAGATGCCATATGGTACGATATCATCAGTAGCAGGATATATACCTGACACTTCAACGACAGGGACAAGATTTCTTGCCACTACATTGATGTAGTCGATAATATTCTGTTTTACGATTAATGGAACATTACTCATTAGAAATACCTACGATCACCGTTGAAATAATCTACATCTGCTGTCCAATTCTCTTCTAACTTAGTCGTTGGACCGTTAGGAGCATCTTGGTTTAGATCATAGAAGTTCATGAGTTGCAATGCTTTCTCCCATTCAAAAGTATATCTACGCAATGCATGATCATAGTTGGCTCTGTCAACATCGTTGACATTGCTGACATCTGATACGATACTTTCGTAGAATATCTTTACAGCCATGAATGTATCAAGGCGTATCAATGTCTGATCATTTTTGATGAGCAGACTTGGATTGAATGAAGATATCAATGCACCATTAGGTAAGTTAGTGTAATATGTTGCCCCTAACACCGTATCGCAATACTTGGGCCACCAACCAAATTCAAGTTGATAAAGGATCTCTTGACTACCTACATGGAAGTAATCATCCCAATTGACTTGCATCTGAGCGGCGCGGCGTTCTGCGGCAGGATCATAAAAGATTATGTCTTGCACAGTTGCATTGCTGATTCGTTGATAGGGGACTGACATAGTAAACTTTTCCTATATTATTTCAATATTACTGCTGAAGAATGTTGATTGCTCCACCGCGTCTTGGGTCGGCTACGCCTGCACCCATGTAAGCGAGACCAGTCAACCACATCTGCAAGCCACCTGGCTTCTCACCCATCTTGATCTGCAATCCTTCTTTGAGAACTGTGAAGATCGCAGTCTCGTGGAAGTAACCACCAACAAGCACTGGGCTTGCTGATTGCTGACCTAACAATACGCGAGTAGTTGAAGGTAAGAATGTAGTAAAGATTACTGCGCAACCATAAACGCTTTCGATGCGTCCAGTTGACAATAATTCGTTACCAAGTGCAGATAGGTTTGAACCACCTGATTGGCTTACTGCACCACCAGTCAATTCAGCGAGCATACGATTCAATGAAGAACCATCTTGTCCTGCTGTTGCTGTAGTAGTTGGAGTAGGAGCATCACCGTTGCTGTCCAATACGATGATTGGAGTGCCTGGTAGGCGAGCAACTTTGTAATTCTGCTTGACATTACGAACTAGTTCTAATACGCTAGCGCTAGTGAAGCCATTAGTCCAACCAGCAGTATTGCTTGGTAGACCAGCAGTAATCAATTCCATTGCACCAAGTTCAGTTGGACGAGCAAAGCCGTCTGCTGGTGTTGGGCTATAGTTAGTGTTACCTGGTGTTGCCTTGAATGATAAGAAGGCTTGACATACACGAATGTCAACCTTTTCACCATATGACTCACCTAGTTCAGCACCTAGTGTTGCGGCTAATTCGAATGATGTAGTCCATGCGTAGAACACATCGAATGCAGTAGCGGCAACTGCTGGAGTTGCTGTGATGCTTCCCTGGCCAAGAGCAGGATTCTGCTCGACAGCGAGAGGAGGTGAACCGAAACCATCACCGCCGCTTGAACCGGCTGGGTTATAGTCTTGGTATGTGATTGGTGCAAAGTTAGGCACCAAATATTGATTGCCCTGATTAGGGGCTACGACCTGTGTAAACTCTACGAGTCCAGTGCTTTCATGCATGGCGCGCAGAGCAAAGTTTGCAATGGCTGTTGTGAAGCCATCGGCTTCATTATTACCACCACCTAATACATATGCCATTTTAATATCTCCTTAAGTTGGCTTATACGATCTTTCTAGATGCTGTAGACACAGTAGCAGTCACGCTTGCACCCTTAAGACCAACACGCTTGCCTAAGCCCATCTTGCTTGCCCATGCATTGAAGGCAGCAGGATCTTTGCTATAGTCAGGTATTGTGTCAGGAGGTGCGCCAGCGAACTGACTTTGACCTGGTCTCAATCCAGAACCGCTTGATAGACTATTTTGCTTGAGTAACTTAGGGTTACCTTGAGCAACTTCTTCTACCAAACCTTTTAAACTTAATGGATTACCGTCCATTCCATATCGTTCTTGACCCTTCTGATTGATGATTGAATAACTGCCATCACGCTTGAACTGTAGATTACTCTTGATCTTTTGCAATGCATAATCTTGTAAATCAGGATCGAATCTATCGCCCATGTTGCGTAATATCTCAGTATCCAATTCTTTCATACGCAATGCTCTGTCTTTTTGAGCAAGATCGCGTTGAAGTCTCATGAACTGATCTCTTAGATCGGTACTGTCATCACTTACATCACGCCCCATGCGTGAGTTGTCAGTAAGTTCTGACTCCACTGGCTGTGCGTTGCCACCGCGTTGTTGACTTGAAGTACGAGCCACATATGCTAATGCTGCCTCTACGCTTTCAAAATTTTGACCGCTTGCTTGACTCAATGCGTTCAAAATAGAATTTGTAGTGCTTTTGCGAATAACACCTGGGTTAACTTTTCCATCACCAGCATCATTTGTAACCTGTTCTGCATCAGGGGCACTAACGGAGCCATCGAGTTGATTTTCTAACATTTAATTTTCCTTTATAGTTATATCGTAACAAACGAATTAATTTATTACCTACCTGTGTTGATGCCTTGCAATTGTGTTGCAATCGCTTGGCTTGTATAATAACTTTGTCCGGTATATGTAACAGGTGTACCTATACCTTCATCATTATATCCTACGCCATAATCACCTGCGCTATCATACTCAGTATCATCACCATACATTGGTTCAGTCTCGCCGAACTCTTCTGGTGTACTGATCTGATCGCCAAGATCACGGCTCAATATTTGTTCATTGTCTTGTGTCATCAAGTCTTTGACTTGCTGATCTTGTATAGTCTCAATATAAGCCTGCTCATACTGCGGGATCTTTTCAGCAGGTGCGAGCATGCCAATGATTTCTTTAGTGATGAGACTATCAATGATAGGATTATTTTGCACCATGGCTTTAGCCTGACCCATAAGGGCTAATCTATAGTTCGTGTCATGTGCTTCATAATCTGTGTTGTAATGTACTTCACCTGCCCAACGCATTCCCATGAATCGTGCGGCATAAGTGAATATCAATTCTTCTGTGACTTCCATCAAACGGGCTTTGCTCTTTGCGAGTCTATGTAATGTTTTTCGTTCCTCTATGATAGCGACGCCACTTGCGATTTGATTCTTTGTATTGCGTAAACCACCAAGACCAGTTAATGCTTCGATCTGTTCAAGTATTTCACGCTGGCGGCTAGTAACTTTATCGACATCGCCAGTATCGACTGGAATAGTCTCTACTTGACCTTGACTTGCACGAACTATCGCACCTGCGTGTACTGGAATGGCTACGCCTTTATCTGCACGAATGATAGTCTTTGCGAACTGTACTGATGTGTATGCTTCACATTCTAATTTATAATGTTCTCTCTGTGCGTCACTTGCGCTATCAATATCGCTAACGCCTAGGTCCATTGTTCTTGGATCACGGCGACCATATGCTATGAAGCCTGGTATGCTCATACCTGCAGGATAAGTACCTGTACCTATCTCTTCTACATCGTTCTTGCTGACATTCTTACCTACACGGTAATTCTTCCAATAACTTGGATATTCATCAGTACCAAGATGATAGCACTTCAAATAATAATTGTCCTTGTCTTCGGCTTCTAATACTTTGACATGCTTGACCATTGGCTTGCCACCGAACCATTCCCATTCCCAATTCCATACATTGAGTGGATTGACTGCGACCACATAAGGTCTGCCTAGATTGCCTTCATCTTGTTTAGGCATATCGACAAAGACCCAGCAATATCCATATATGCTAGTGAGATCGCCTACTTGTTCCATGAAACTATCCATTGATCTGTTTTGTAGATCAGCGTCAAGTAACATGAGTTGTGCCCACTCTGTGTTATCAGGATTGATATATTGTCCTGTTGGTGTGCAGAACTTCAATTCGCGTTTGATGCCTGGCTCAAACAATACATCGTTGATGGTGTCAACGATATAACGGCATATAGGTTGTGCTACTGTATTGTTTACTAGATCAATATAAAGATTGCTATCTTCGCTTGGTCTTTTCTTGCGCACATATGTCTTAAAAATCTGTCCTCCTAGATATGCATACTGGTATGCTAACATCTGTTCATAGACAGCGTTGTATATAGGATTCTTATGAGTTAATTCATGTACATTCATATTTGTTTCCGTTGACGATTATTCACTATCGTCTAGATATTCATAATAATCGCCACCGAATTTTTCATCGAGGTATTCTTCTTGTTCCATGGCAGCGTATTCTTGTGGATCCATGTCCATGACATCTTCGGTCTCTTGACCATACATGCTATATTCGTCTAATGCTTTCATGACTTCTGGAAATTCGCCGAACGCACGATCAATCTCTTGACTGCTGTGTCCCATATCTGTAAGATATCTCACGACATCTTTGGCGAGATCATAATGATCGTCTTGCGGAATATAAAATTTACTGATGTTGTACATCTCGACCATCATGTCAAAGTCCATGGTTATACCTCGTGTTATGTATAATTTATTTATGCTTTCTTTTTAGGATTATATGTGTAGCATTCATCGTGCTTGCGACTGAACCATGTCACATGATCTGTGCCTTTGCAATGCTTACATGTCTTATATGGATTCTTTGCTTTTTGAAAGTTTCTACCATATTTCTCTACTATGCGCTTATGCCTAGTCATGCCAGTACCTTCTACTAGATGATCAGGATTCGCACAATGTTTTGTGAGGCATGTATGTTGTATCTCGCCATCACTATCTAGACCTTTATGTATACCAACGACTCTATGAACTGTTGTCATCTTAGGTACTCCATTGTCGCCACGGATCATACCATAACCTGCATTATTCACTGGTCCAGTCCATAACCAGCATTTACTTTTATCTTCTGGTATCTCTATGCGTTTCATCACGCGATCATATGCGCTTGTAGTTTTTGACTTCTTGCGTGGTTTTTTGTTTTTCGTAAACATACTTGTATTTAGTATGTTTGATAGTCTTCATTTATTTCATCACCACTAATGATGTCTTCCCATGTTGGTCCACCAGGATACAATGGACTCTCTGGTTTATATTTGTTCGCAGGATCATTCATTCGTGCATAGCGTGGATCCATGCCTACATACTCATGTATCTTTTGATCATGTTGTATTGGGAACAAATGATGTATACCATAACGCAAGCAATCACCTAATCCGTCAATGTGAGCATACTTCTGTTCAGTATACTTTACTAGACGCTTGCGACTACCATCTTCGAAATGATATGTGGTCAATGCTTCTATCAATAGTTTGTCATCTTTCTTGATACGCAATCTATCTGCGTTGATGAATCCATTCACAGTATTGTCTGTATCTGAGATCAATGGATTGCTCTTGCGACTATTGACTATCTGGAAACCATATTTCTCAAGTATGATACGATCTGTGACACCGAATGGACTAGTCGTGTCACGATTGACTTGAGTACCTGACATGTCAATGATACTATAAAGTCTGCGTTTTGGGAAGTCTTGTCTGATCGCATCTGCTATTCCTTCTGTGCTACAATCTTTGATGGCATAACTCTTCAACACTTCTAATCGTGCTGTAGGTAAACCTTCATCGATGACTTGTGCAACGATTGCCGTCATGACCCTTTTATTGAAGTCATGGAAAGTGTATAAGTCAGTACGCCTATCTACTATGTCATCCACCGTGTGTTTGTGTATATTAAATGAATAATAAAACTGATCAGCCACGCTCTCCCATGAGCATAGATAATCTTGCGCAAACTTGAGGGGACTGAGTATGCGTTTCTGTTCATCGATGTATTGTCGATTACCACTGCGCATCTGCTCATAGTTATAGTGCCGTACGATGTATTTTTCAGGCCTTTCAAGAGCCATCTTGAATAGGTCGTACAGTGGTCCTGTGCCACTGGGCGTGCTTATCACGATCAGTCTACCTTGACTGTCGGGTTGACCCACACTAGGACGCAATCTGTTTGTGATCTCTTGTAATGTATCACTGGTGTACAATGCCGCTTCGTCAGCGATCCATACGCCTACATTGAGACCTCGTAAGTTCTCACGCATCTCTGCGCTTTTACAGCGTATGAACACGCCATTGGGAAACTTTATCGTTAGTTCACTATTGTTGATATCGATGCCATCACGCAATCCAAAATGATTGATGCATGATTTCTTTAATGGTTCCCATATAAGTGACTTGATCATGGCACCTGTTGGTGCTGAATATATTATGTCTTTGTTTTTGTGATAGCGAACATCGGTAGCAAATATAGGTAATGCTATAGCAGCCAAGAATGTTTTACCGCTACCGACTGGCACGATGTGTATGCAATGCTTGTCACTATCAAGCATGTCTTTGAGCAAAGTAACTTGCTCACCATATAATGGGACATCAATCTTTCTTTGCATCTGATAATGAATAGACTGGACTCCAGTCATTCAATTCCTTTTGTGGGAAATTGAATACAGTCTTTAAACTCTCACCATTCGTTGTATGATCGATCTGTTGCACATCTTGTATGATATACTTGGCTAGTCCTAAAATATATTTGCTGACTAGTTCATCGTTCTTGTCTAGTTCAGCATCACGGATCTTTTTGTTTATGAACTGGCTAAAAGTCATGCCTTGCTCACGACGGAAATCGTTCAATAATAAAGCAGGGCTTATCTTGTTTGTTGATCCTTTAGGTCTTCCTGAGTTGATCCTAGGACCTCCTCTACCGGACTTTTTTGGATAATTTGATTGTTTTTCAGACATTTATCGTCTCCTTTTACTATCTTGATGATAGTGCCATCACTTTTGTATATCATCTTTTTTAGTTAATGTAAATCTACCACAGCATGCCGATGTGAAGTCATAACCTAAATTAGTACAACGCTTGACGACATAATCAAGATTGATGCTATGTTCTAATGAACTTACATTTTTAAAACGCCTGTAATAGATTATGCTAGATAAAAATTCATTATCAGTCATATTATTCCAACGATTGATATGATCTGTGGTCATATCACGCCTTCATCACGCAATATCTTGCTTGCCCATGATAATCCTGCAGGGCCTCCCCATAATAGATATGCCTGTGTACCTTTAGTGTTCTCACCTGGCTTATAATAAACTCTTGCTCTGCTCAAAAATTGGTAAGTGCGCATGACTGTATCTAGACTGACACCTTCTCGTTTAGCAAATTGATTTGCTCTAGCAAGACCTACAGCCGTGCCACCACGATTGCTAGGTGTGCTTTCTTCACGCATTTTTAATCCGCGCTTGGCATTGTTTGCCATCTGTTCTGTAGGTCTATAACTCATTTTTTCTTTACTGGTGTGCAGATATCTCTGCCTTTAACAGTACCTTGATATTTGTATCCAGGCCAACATGCTTTATTGTCAGCACCTACTTTCTTTCCTTGCTGATTTGTCTGTGGTAATTTTACAGGTTTATCTTTCATGTTATTACCTCTTTGGTTTAGGATTTGGCTTAGGTCTTTTTGGTTTATTGTTATACATAAATTTTCTCCCAATCTTCTGGATTGTCTTCTGGGTCGAGACCGTCATATAGTGTCTTGTCTGAACTATCTAGTTTGTTTTTATATTTCAATGTGCCGAATACTGATAGTAGTTTTTGGTTGTTCTTTTTCCATTGTTCTACTATTTCATCATATCTATCTGAGCCTAATATCAATTTTAGTTGAGTCTTACAGTCACTAACCGTAGGATTGATATCGAATTTACTATCTTCTATCTGATACATGAAATCCATGCATCTATCAAGTTCTGTTTCATGCATGTAAACACTAAGTTCGGTAACCATCTTATTCATGATGTCTACCTTCTTGTTGTCGAATTTACGATTCCATACATCTGTGGCAAACATTAGTGTAGACTCCCTGTATGTTTTACTTCATTAGTAGCGTCGGTAACTAATTCATTGACACTTTGTTCTGTCATGAGGCTACCTAAGAAGTTATAGACTGCTTCCATGCTTAGTATGGTGAAATCAACACCACGCTTGTCATCAGTACTCATAGTACTAATGTCTATGTTTTTTGCTTTTTCTAATGCTTGTCTTACTTCAGTCATTAATGGTTGCACAGTCACCCATACAATACCATCTTCTGCTCTTACCATCTTGTAATTCATTTGTTCACCTTTATGTTTATTTTTTCTTTTCTTTGTAACCACTCGCATATATGGCTCTTGCTTGTTTCTCTGCGTCTTCACGCTTGCGATAAAGTTTACCACTCTCGCCCCAACGATAGCCCATGATCTTACCTGAACTGTTTCTGACTTCTTTTACTGGCATTAGATGTTCTCCTATATTATTATTTATTTCACATCTAATGGTCTTGTCTTAGTGGCTACTATGCAGAAAAATCGTTCTTTGACATCTTTGACTGTATTGTTCACACCTGGCATCTTTAATGTGAACTCTAATGTCTCAAATCTAGCGATATCGAATCCTGTGCGTAATAATAACGCGGCAAGCATCTTTTGTGTCAATATGCTATAGTGATTCAAGTTATATTCATGATGGCGTTCACAGTCTGGAGCAGGTACTTCTATGTAGATATGACAGCCTTGCTTGAGTATGCGATTATACTCCATGAGACTGAATATTGGATATGGACTATGTTCTAGTGCATGTCTGAGGAAAATGAAGTCTACACTCTCGTCATGATAGCCATCACTTTGTGGTAAGAAACTTAGATCATATTGCTTGACAGTATGACCTTTATTTTGACATAGTTCTATATCG